GTAAAAAGAAAAGATTGGGGACCTAAAAAAGCTAGTAAGGGTGCAGAAATAAAAATTAAAAAAGTTGTAAAAGGTTTACATAAAGCATCTGCATTACATAAAAAACAAGCACAAACATTAGAAACAATTAAGGCAAATACAGGTACTTATGTAGGATCTTACATGAAAAGTGAGATTGCTGGAGAACCAGTATCTAACGAAAGTCTAGTTTCATACTACGGAGACATGATAGATGTCGAGTAGAGGTACTTGTTGGGAAGGTTATGTCCAAAAGGGCATGAAGAAAAAAGGTGGGAGAATGGTTCCCAACTGTGTTCCAGCAGGAGGTATGAAAGAAGGTGGCCTTAAAAAATGGTTTAATGAAAAATGGGTTGATATAGGTTCAAAGAAAAAAGGTGGAGGATACAAAGAATGTGGAAGAAAATCTGCGAGTAGTTCAAAAAGAAAATATCCAAAATGTGTCCCTGCTGCAAAAGCTGCAAGGATGACAGACTCTCAGAAAAAGAGTGCTGTTGCAAGAAAAAGATCTGCAGGTAATAGTGGACCTAAACCAACTAATGTAAAAACAATTGCTAAAGCAAACATGGGTGGTATGGCAGATTATTATAGAGGTATAGTTTAATGGCTTACGATTACGCAAAAAAATATTATAAAAATGCAAGTCCAGCGAATCAAAAAAGATTTAATGCAATAGTAGATGACTTACGAATAGATATGAGTGAACAGTCTGCTATTAGTGAAGGTTTAAGAAAAATAAGAGAAGAAATTAGAAATACATCTGGAGGAAAAAAATTTAATACAGGTGGTGTGGTTTTAACTAAAGATAATTACTATAAGGATTTATTATAATGGCAAGTTCTGGGACTACAGCATTTAATTTAAATATAGACGAAGTTATAGATGAAGCATATGAAAGATGTGGTCTATCTACAGCTTCGGGATATGATTTAAAAAGAGCTAGAAGAAATTTAAATATATTATTTTCTGAATGGGGTAATCGTGGATTACATCTTTGGAAAGTAAAAAATAAATCACAAGAATTAACTGCAGGAACTTCTGAATACACTACACCAAGTGATTGTAGCGATGTATTAGAAGCTTATATATCTACAACATCAGGAACTACTGCTGATACTCAAGATGTTTCTATAACTAAAATTGATAGATCTACTTACGCTGCATTACCTAACAAAGGTGCTACAGGTCAACCTTCTCAGTATTATGTTGAAAGACATATTACTCCTAAAATTTATTTATATCAGACACCTAATAAAACAACATACACCCACGTAAAATATTATTATATTGGAAGAATAGAAGATGCTGGAGGATATACAAATACTCCAGATGCTCCTTATAGATTTTTACCTTGTATGGTTGCAGGTCTTGCATATTATATTTCTTTTTTAAAAGCTGCAGATAGAACTCAAATGTTAAAAATGGCTTATGAAGATGAGATGAAAAGAGCTTTAGATGAAGATGGTTCTAGAACTTCTTTATATATTTCACCACAAACTTATTTTGGAGATGGTGTATAATGGCTAATTACGCAACAGGAAAACAATCTCTTGCTATATCCGATAGATCAGGCATGGCATTTCCTTATAAAGAAATGGTAAGAGAATGGACAGGAGCTTTAGTACATATATCTGAATTTGAATCTAAACAACCTCAGATAAGAAGAAAAACAATAAAAGCAGATGCAATAGCATTACAAAATAGTAGGACTCAAGATTTTACTTTAAAATCTGGTGGCTCTAGATTCACAACAATTGATTTAGTTCTTCCTGGAGAGTTTGCTTTTGAATCTTCAGGTATGCAACCTGATAGTGGTGCAGAACAAAATAGACAAAGACAATTAACAAGTACCGCAGGTACTGTAACAGTGAGTATTACATAATGGCTATAGCTTATTCAACTTTTTTAACACAGATTAGAAGCTACACAGAAGTAGATGCTAATGTTTTAAGTGATACTTTGTTAGGTCAATTTATTAGAAATATAGAATTAGATATTGCAGGTAAAGTTGATTACGATGACACTAGAAAATACGCAACTTCATCATTTACTGCAAATAAAAGATTTTTAGTGACACCTGCTGATTTTTTAGTTATTAGATCATTACAAGTATTTGCAGATACTAGTATTACAAGTGCTAGAACTTTTATGGAAAAAAGAGACACTAGTTTTATATCAGAATACAATGGTGCTGGAAGTACAGGACAGCCTAAATATTATGCTAATTGGGATGATGCTTCAATTGTTGTAGCACCAACTCCAGATCAAGCTTACGCAGTTCAATTAAACTATATTGTAACTCCACCTAATTTTACTTCAACAAATGCTACTTATTTATCTGAGTATCAAGAATCTATGTTATTACATGGTGTGTTAACTGAGGCTTTTTCTTATTTGAAAGGTCCTATGGATATGTACAATCTTTATAAAACAAAGTATAATGAGGAAGTAGAAGCTTTTGCCTTACAACAAATGGGTAGAAGAAGACGAGCAGAATACGATGATGGAGTTCCTAGAGTTAAGGTACCTTCACCATCACCATAAAATTTAAAAGGAGAATAAAATGGCTATAACAACTAACGCAATATGTAATTCATTTAAAAAAGAATTACTTCAAGGGAAACACGATTTTGATACATCATCTGATACATATAAATTAGCGATGTATACATCATCAGCAACTTTAGGTAAATCAACAGAAAATTATTCAACAAATCCAGGTGGTGGATCTAATACTGAAGTTACTTCTTCAGGATACACTGCGGGTGGTAAAGCACTTGTAAACCAAGGTGTAAAAGTTTCATCATCAATAGCAATTACTGACTTTGCTGATTTATCTTTTACTGGTGTTACATTAACAGCTAGAGGAGCTTTAATTTATAATACAACAACTGATGGTGGTTCGGGTACTACTGATGCTGTTTGTGTTTTAGATTTTGGTGGAGATAAAACTGCAACTGCAGGAACATTTACTATTCAGTTTCCAGCATTTACAACATCAGCAGCAATACTAAGATTAACATAAGGAGGATGCATGGCTCTTGTCATTGATGATAGAGTTAAAGAAACAAGCACCTCTACAGGAACTGGAACAGTTACTTTATTAGGTGCAACTCAAGACTTCATAGGGTTTGTTGGAGGTATTGGTGCGGGTAAAAATACATATTACTGCATAACAAATACTGGATCTGATGAATTTGAAGTTGGAACTGGCCTTGTTAACGCTGGTGTTACTTTAGCTATTACTGTTGTCAATCCAGGAAGTGGAAACAAATATTATACAGACGGAAGTTTACAAACTACAATTAATTTAGCTGAAGGTGTAACATACACTTTTAATATGGATGACTCTTCGGTAGATTCACATCCACTTAAAATTTCAACCACTGCAGATGGAACACATGGTGGGGGATCAAGTTATAATACAGGTGTAGTTTACAAATTAGATGGAAGTGCTGTTAGTGAAGCCGCTTACGTATCTGGTTTTGCTTCTGCAACTACTAGAAGATTAGAACTTACGGTAGCTGCTTCTGCACCAACATTATATACATATTGTCAATATCATTCTGGAATGGGTTATTCATTGACCACAACCGGCACTGCAACTTTATCAAGAGCAACAGTAATATCTTCAACTAATTCTAATAACTTAGTTAATTTTTCAGCGGGTGAAAAAGAAGTATTTTGTACCATACCATCTACTAAGACTATTTCACCAATTATGGAAGCTACAACTTATGTAGTCACACACAATTCAACATTGTCTGAAGATCAGACAGTTGACTCAGGAGTGTTAGCAGGACCAGTTACAGTAACTGGAACACAAACTATAACAGGAACGGTAGTAGTAATTTAATGAGTAAGATAGAAGTAAACACAGTTGAGCCACAATGCGGAACAACATTAACTGTTGGTAAATGCAACACCAGTGTAAACGTTCCAGGAAGTGCAACAGTTACAGGAAACGCAACTGCAGCAAATCTTATTGCTTCAGGTAATGTTGTAAAAACAAATGCTGTACAAGCATCAGATGCTGGTAATATTATCAGTCAATCTGGCACGACTATTACATTAGGTGCAAGTGGCGATACCATTACTCTTGCATCAGGTGCATCACAATCAGGTTTTGGTAGAACAGGTACTGTCGACTGGCAAACAGGAAGTATTAAAACATCTAATTTTACAGCAGCAAACGGAGAAGGATATTTTGTAAACACAACAGGTGGAGCTGTAACAGTTACTTTACCATCCTCACCAAGTGCTGGTAATATTGTTGCTATATCAGATTATGCAAACACAGCAGAATCAAATAATATTACAGTAGCTAGAAATAGTTCTAACATTGAAGGAAGTGCTTCAGATATAACTATATCTAATTCAGGTATAAGTATGACATTTGTATATGTTGATGGTACTAAGGGTTGGAAAACTGTAAGTAGTGGTGAACTAAGTGACAGAGAGCCAGCACCAGAACTTATTTCAGCAACTGGAGGATCAATAGCAACTTGTGGTGATTTTAAAATTCATACATTCACAGGACCAGGATCTTTTTGTGTAAGTTCTGGATCTGGAAGTTTAGCAGTAGTAGACTACAGAGTTGTTGCTGGTGGTGGAGCAGGTGGAGCAGTGTCAGGTGGTGGTGGAGCTGGAGGAGGTCACAGAACAAATTATCCATCCTCTTGTTCAGGAATACCTGTTGTACCTGGTAGTATTCCTATTACAGTTGGTGCTGGTGGTACAGCTCAATCAAATAATTTTGGTAACTCAGGATCAAATTCAATTTTTTCAATAATAACTTCAGCAGGTGGTGGCGGTGGTGGCGGTGGCGGTGATGGTCCAGGACCTGGAGATAATACAGGAAGATCAGGAGGATCTGGAGGAGGTGGTGGTGGATCTGGACCAGATGGTAGTGGAGCAAACCTTGGAGGATCAGGAAATTCTCCTCCCGTAAGTCCACCTCAAGGAAATCCTGGTGGTCCATCAGCACCTTCCCCTGCATCAGGTATAAGACACGGTGGTGGTGGAGGAGGATCAGGAGCAACAGGTGGAAGTTCTCCAACTCCTAACAGAGGGGGATTTGGTGGAAATGGTACAGCCAATTCAATTACAGGAAGTCCAGTAACATATGCAGGTGGTGGTGGAGGAGGATCAAGAAGTCCTTCTTTTGGAACAAGTGGTCCAAGCGCACCTGGAGGTTCAGGTGGTGGTGGAAAAGGAGGTGGAGGCCCAGATGGTGGAGCTAATGGAGCTGCTGGAACAACCAACACTGGTGGTGGCGGTGGTGGAGGACAATATACTAATGGTAGTTCAGATACAGGTTCTAATGGTGGATCAGGTATAGTAATAATAAGGTACAAATTTCAATAATTATGGCAAGTAAAATAAAAGTAGATAATATAACAGACCAAGATGATAACGCAGTTATCTCTAGATGTGGTTCAACACATACAGTGACAGCTGAGGTTTATAAAGCAGACA